ATTGGTCTTATCATAAGATTTTATCATCAACACAGCCACATACTCACCCATCATCTTACCATTCATGATATCAAGATCAATTATGCCGTGATCTATTAGATCAACCACATCCCATCCTAATGGCAGGTACTTTTTTATTTGATTAATGTCCATCCCAAATAGTTATTATAAATAGGAGGGTCGTGCTACCCTCCTATAGATTACACACGAAAAATAGAACTGAAAGCGATCCCAAGCACGTAGGATTTTATTAATTCCCGTAGGCTGTCTACCGGTTATCATTAACTACCGACCTACGGGAATATGTTTAAGAAAACACCATGTGGGGAGTGGGGGAATCGAACCCTTATCCACGCTACGATTAGGAATCGTAAATTCTATCCGTTAAATTAACTCCCCTTTATTCAAAGATCTATAAATTGTATATAATTACCAAACAATATTTTAGCGAATCCGGCTGGAATCGAACCAGCATCTCCAATATTATGGTAATCATCCAATGATCCTCGGATCCATATGTCCCGATCCTCCCGGACAAGGACATCAAACAAAATCTAAACTCTAAATCTAATGACAAACTCTATTAATCCAACTGTGGACCCGGCCGGGCTTGAACCGACAACCTTCTGGTTATGAGCCAGATGATCCAACCAATTGATCTACGGGTCCTAAATAACCACATCGGCTTTCACAAGAGGATGTGGATCGGAATTTCTCGAAAATTATATAGTAATATCATGAAACTATTGTCCAACATTCTAGCATATAGCACCAATCCTCGAACGGGAACGTCTCCACGCCAGACCTACCCCATCCCGTCCCCCAACTGTTCTGTAGGACGAAGCCGGCCTTGTCCCAGCCGGTGAGGATAACGGCATGACCTCCCAAGTTCTGCCCTTGGCCTTGCCAGAATCGATTACCATAATTATAGCAATACAGACCTATAACCAGAGGCCCATTCAGCATCAAAGCTACCTTAGCCGATACCGGATCTATGATCCTAGCGTAACTGTTTATTTTCTCCCCATCTACGCCTACGTTCTTGATAGACTTGATAGCGTCACGAAGAACCATACCGTCCTGATCCTTATCCTCTCTCAGATCATATATATCGTAGGGAGAGATCTTAGCTGGTCTTTTAATAGCCCTTATACTCTTTCTCCAGTTAAGTATCTCAGCTAAGCTTACCGCAGCGCAAATAGGAGAAGATCCTTGATCCACTACGCTATCAACGTTATTGACCTTATACTCATCAGGGACAGCCTCATGCTGCATGTTCATAATAGCGTCCCTATCATCCGCTGGCGATGGTATGTAACCTAGTCCGTATTCCATTACTTATATTTTTTATGATAATCAATTATCTTGATATTAAACGTATCGGATCTTTGCCTTACCTGTATAGACCCTCTAGCCTTTCCATTGGCGTCGTATAGGGCGGTAAAGCCAAAGTTATCGACCCGGCCGTCGTCCAGCGTAAACCGCCACTCCTTCCATTGGCCCATCACGGTCCCGGAAGACACTATAGAATCCACTACATAAGATATGTCAGTAGTATCATATTCCGTATAATAGGTTCTTGACGTACTGCATCCGACAACCGCTAAGGTAAATAACGTTAACAAGAAAAACAAGATCTTATTCACTTTTCTTAGATTTTTTACGTTTCTTAGATTTCTTCTTATCCTCCGCCTTATTCTCGACATTTACGTCAATACCGGCATCAGCGACCTCAGGGGCGTTATTTTCAGGTATATCAATATGACCTGAGTTAGGATCCATCTTATCCTCATCAACAACAACCTCATCAGGTACATCGCTATCTAAAAGCTCTGCCTCAAGATATTTGATACGATCGGACATAGATCCTCGAGTTCCTTATATCTTCTTCTAGCCTCATCGAGTAATTTAGATGATAACTTATGTTTCTTCTCAATATCCATATAAGCCCGTTTAAGAGTCTCTTTCTCTTTTACCGACTCATTATATAGCTCTCTTGATTTACTAAGCTCATTTCCCATCTTAACTATATGAGAATCCTTTGATTCTATATCTTTATTAATAGAATCAATGAGCGTATTAAGATAACTTACTTTCTCATTCAATTCAAATACCTTCGCAAGAGCATTTTTGTAATCTTCTCTTAATTTATTTGAATAGTTAATAGCCTCATCAAGATCCTGTTTTAGAGTATTTATATAGCTACTCTTTACTATCTTCAATCCGAACATCTTTATTGCTGTTATAAGTTTTACGAATATCGGCTTTTATCTTGCCGACTATAATTAACTCAGCTATATGTTTATCTTTCTCGACTATAGCCATATCTTTACGGACATTAGTGACCCTGATCATGATATTCCCGTTATTAGACGAGACGAACGGTGATCCTACCAAAGTAAGTCCCGTATCTCCGGTAAACGACGGCAGCATCATCAACACCCCTATGGTATTATCCGGAAACGACGCCCATACCCCTGTGTCTATATCAAGGACATCACCCTGTCCTAATGGGAAAGCATTACCCTGCTTGATAGGAATATCCTTACCCAACGAGTTCCATGCTTTCGAGAATCTTACGGAGTTAAGGAAGATCTTCCCCTCTTTCTCCATCATCCCTACCATAGGGTCGCAATTCAATCTAACCTCGTTTTGTTTATCATCCGGCTTCTCCTCAAGCTCATCAAGGTCTCTGGCTGATGTAAACGACTTGCTTTCCAGAAGCTTTTTAATATCCTCAATACTGGCCATTATAATTTGATTATTAAATAAACGATCTTCAATCCTAACTTCAAATCAGATGTCTTCTCGAACATCTCCCTAAGAGGTAAGATAGTAGCGTCAAGATCTGACGCTACCCATTCTCCATCCTTATAATACATATCCTTTTCCTCGGAATACGCTATACAAGATCGATGCCCTAGGTTCTTCATAACCGTATCTACCTTATTTTGGGTAGGCATCGAGACACGATTCACTTTAGTAGATATATTGAAATTACTCTCCATTAACTTTCTGATTTTTAATTAGTTAATTAAAATGGAAGATCACTGTCGTCTCCAAAAGGAGGATATTGAGGAGGTTGTTGTTGACCTCCAAACAAAGAGGCTTGCGCTTGCTGCGGAGCCTGCTGGTATGATGGAGGAGGCGTTTGCGATGGAGCCTGCGTTGCATATGACGGTGGGGGCGTCTGTGCGGTTGGCGTAGCGCCCATGCTTTGGCTTCTATCCTGTTCCGATTTTTCGTTTTCAGCCTTAAACTTTTCAAGATATTGTTTAAATACTTGAAAAGCGAAAGTGTCTTGAGCCGTATAATCGAATTTCTTGTTACCCATTATATCCGTGCTCTCTACCCTATCAGGCCATCCGTTCTGTCCGTTCTTATAATATTGCTGGATAAGCTCGTCCTTTCCATCTGGAGTTTCCCTAGCGTATGAAATGAAAAAATTACCGGGAGCATATTGATCCCCTTTCTTAGCATGAGCAGGATTTATTACCACCTTACGTTTTAGGTCAATATTAGGCAAGTACCTTACCAGTGACTTCACGTAATTATTAATACCTCCTTTTTGAGTCATCAAAGGAACGTTTATGAAATAATTACCATCCTCATCACTTATCTTTATGGACACGTATTTGGCTTTTATCCCATTGAACTCCACTTCTCGCACATTGATATCAGACAAATAACCTTCGATACCGTTCCAGAATACCCTCCAATAAGAAACGGCTCCGGTCTTCTCGTTTATATGCTCCTCGAAACCTTCCTTTGGTTCTCTTGATGACTGATATAATAATCCGCTACCACTTACTTTAAAGTAATGGTTATTACCACCTGATGAATTTTCTCTAACTCCCATTTTATATATTTTTAAATATTAAACAATAACTGATGATGACAAGAAATACTCGTTCTTATTATCCTCCCCATAAATCTTATTGAAATGAGATTTATGATCATGCTCGATAACCACCCTATTACATGAGACGCTTTTTATAATACCAAGATATCTTCCACATAATACGTTACATATAATATCTTCACCATGATAAGACAAAGAAGCAAGTCTCTCCTTACATGATTTACCGGAAGACGGGTTCTCTGACATAATACCGCATCCTTTATCGGTAAATATCAACTTGCAATGATCAAACTCATTTACCTTAAGATTGTTTTGGAGGGCTTGGACGAGTAGATCCTTATCAAAGACATAGGTACTTGTTTTGACAAAATGCTCGTCCACGAACCTCCAATTTGGATAATTACCCTCAAAATGGGTCTCATACATATCCATATCAGGCGTAGAAAAATAAGTCTTAGTATCGTCCACTTTTATAGACAACATATCCGATGACTTATTGATATGCTTATCAAGCAATATCGCGGATTCGTTCGATACCGGGATAAACATCTTATCTACCTTATCCTGATTAGGGACAAAATACCTGTAAATAGTATTTCTATCCGTACTTACTATATTAATATTAATATCATCAATATCAATGACCACATTCTCGATGCATGGATAAAAGTCATCTACCTCCGTATAATCGCTGGCTTTGTTAAGAACCGAAACATAATCGCTCATCTTAACCTTAATTCCTCCATCAAGTATCTTATGTACCTGCGGGAATGTATTGATATCAAAAGCCGGACAACTATACTCACCAGAAGCATAGCGGATCGTTATCTGATCTTTTTTATCTGAAAGCAGTATCGTAATCTCGCAATTCTTCTGTTTTTTCATGAACTTAATAAAAGAGCTTGCCTCTACCAAGAAAGAGAAGTTAGAGTCAGCCTCGACCTCCAATCGCTCTATAACACATACCTTGGCATTTACGGAAGTGATATAAGCCAGATTATTGACAACATCTATCTTAAGATCCTTATAAAGGGAGTTGGAACCGGCGTTCTTAACCACCG